CTCATCTTGCTTTCAAGTTCTGCTTGGGTTTTTTGCATAGAAGCTTGTGCCGCCATCATTTGACTTTGCTTATTTATCTCAGCTTGAGCCATTTGTTTTTCTAAAGCATCTTGTTTATCTTGAGCATGTTTTTTACTTCTTTTTAACTTTAATAATTGATTAGCTAATTTAAGGTTTCTTATTTCTCTAATATCAATAGCATCTTCTAAATTAATATCTTGTTTAGATAATGCCATTTGGATATTAGCTTCTAACTTTGCTTTTTGTTCTTCATCAGGAGTTACTTCTATATAAATACCAAAATCATAGATATATAAATCTTTAGTATCATTTAAAATAGAAACATTGTATTTTCCTATTTGATTTATAAAAGTATCTTTAAAATCTGCATACTCTAATATATCAGCTACTCTATAAGAAAGTGCTTCAGCTAAACTTCTATATATAAACAAACTACCATCTAATATATGTCTTGTGGCAGTATTAGAATTTAATGCTGCTAATTTTTGTACTCCAACTAATGCATTCGGGTCAGGAGTAGAACCATCTCTTGCTTCATTTAAACCCGTTACACTTCTAATCATGTTTAAATAATGATTATAGTTTCCTATTAGCATTTGTGTTTTACTAGCACCTGAATTAGATGTCAACTGAGTAATTGGAACTTTTCCTTGATTAAAGTCTCCATCTTGTGTATAACTTCTACCAACTACACTACCTGTTTGAAAATATAATCTCAAAGCATCTTCAGGATTATAAGCATTACCTGTTCCTAAGTCTACTTCATTTAACCCATCAGCATCTATAAATACACCATCAGGTACAACTTTAGCTATAACCTGTTGTAATTTTAAATGAGTTATTTGTATTAAATCAGCAAAAGGAATCATTCTTCTAACTAATGATTCTATTATCCCTTTGTACATTCTAGGAGCAACTGCTACATAATTAGGCAAAGCATATTGAGAAGAAGATTTAGGTCGAACCATGTTTTCAGCCATTTCCCATTTTATTATAATGTTTGTCCCCATTACCATTACTCCATCATACCAAACATCAATAGTTCTTTCTACTTTTTCAAAATTACCCTCTTCCATCATTTCTTCAGGAGGGTTAAAAGTATCGTCTTTTTCTATCATCCGTGTATTTCCATTTTCAGAAATCTTTTTTTTGTATACTATCTTTTTGGTAGTTTTATAATTAAAATATAATAATGTTGCAGTATCTCTATAAAACATATCATCTTGATAAAACTGAGCAACATTAAAATAATCATACCAACTCTGACTATATTTAGATATTTTTTCTAAATCGTCATTAGTTAAAGTTGGGTCAATTTTAATTAATTCTGTAATAGGTAAAGTTTTTATTTCACCCCAATAAAAACAATCTTTAAAATGCGGGTCTTCTGTATAGCTATATACTACATTAGCCGGGTCTACATAACTTATTTTTACACCTGCCCCCGGAAGAAACTCGTGTTTTGCAATACTAATACCTAATACTGTTAAGTCATAATCAAATCTTTTTCTTAAATCAATATATTTATTATCATCAAATAAAGTATTAATAGCTTCTTCTTGTGCTATCTCAATTGATGGTTTATAATTAATTTGCATATATAAAGATAACTCCTCATCACTAGCAGGTAATTCTTTTGGGTCAACACTAAATGGGTCAAAGTTACCTCTATCTTTTACTATTTGTAAAACATCTTTAGCAACCATTTGACCTTCTATCATTTCTTGATATTTACTTCTTTTAGATTGAGACATTGCATCTTGAGCGTATGCATTTACTTTAAATAATCTATCTGACATCCCATTTACAACAATGTCAACAAACTTTGGTAAAATAGGAACGGGTGTCCAATCTAAATTTAAATACGATAAATCACCATCTATTGCTAATTCATTTTTATATTTACCAACTGATTGTTCTCCTCTAGCATATAATCTTAATCTATTATACTCACCCCATTGATTATAAAATCTACAGGTGTTTCCATCTTTACGAAACCATTCATATTGAATAGCTTGTCCTACTTGAAGTCCAAATTCGTCAGTTGCTTTTTCAGCATCTGATACAAATTGACTTGGAAATGCAGTATCAGATATATTTATTATTACGTCTTTCATCTTTTTAATTGACTCGTTATTCCACGGTTAGTATACCTTGCAAAGGTAATACTTATTTTTGATTGTTTTTTTTCGGGTACATATAAATGTTTTTGAATAGCCATAATAGCTAGACCTGAACTAATAGTAGCATCAAACTTAGTCCTATTACTTATGTCAAATTTTGCCCAATCCTCTAATGTTCTATTAAATAACATTGAACCTACCTCATCTACGCTCCTATAAGTTTCTGTTAAGTCAAAACCTATATGTTTCTCAATAAATGATTCTATAGCTGCGGCATGAGCTTGTTTTACATCTTCAGAACTATTTGGTATCCCACCTAATTCTTTTTCTGATTTAGATAGTTTAGTAAAAACTTTATCCGGTCTATTCATTGAGAATCCTCTATATCCTCTATTTTTAAAATGATATAACAATCTAGGTTTATTGTTTTCTACTAGAATAGGCATTCCATAAAAAACACACGCCATTAAAACTTCTTCAAAAAATATCTCGGCTGTTTGAGGTCTAGCTACATATTCTAAAAAAAATTCATTTGAAGGAGCTTCTTCCATGTTAAATTTAGTGACACCATGTAATGCACCATTAGAACCTCCACCACCTACTGTTCCTGATATGTCATAAGAGTCACAACCAAACGCTCCTATGTGGTCATTACCGGGATATTTTATTCCTCTTTTATTTATAACATGATTTTGTAAATTATTAGAAGGTATCCATGATACTTTAAATCTACCTTTAGGATTAGGTGTCCATATTACTTCTGTATCTTTTATTCCATTTTTCCAACTAAAAGACCCACGAGTTACATGCCTATCAATAATTAAAGAATCATTAAAATCTATTTGTTGATATATTTTGGTTAAGTTAAATAATGAAGATTTACTTTCATCTCTAAAAGCATGAGACTCTGTTCTTGGAAACTGTCTATAATATTCATTTAAAGC